TATATAGTTTCAGATACTGATTCGCCATTTACAAATTTAAATAATTTGTTGGATTCTACTTCCAATACTTCACTTTTCTTTGACTGTATGAAACTCAGTGAATCACTTATCGAAGATAAATACCAATTATTGTCAGCTACTTTCCATCCAAACAAAGGTTTCTCTTCACTAGTGTCTACCGAGGTACTCCATAATTTTGATTCTCCCCTATAGACAAAAGTTTGATTTAGAACATGATTATGCCAAATCAGGGCAGCCGTTCCTTCATATTCTAAAAGAACTTCATATTCTTCATAAAATAATATACTTAATAATACTCTTGAATCATTATGATTTACAATGTTTATACCATGGTTTTCGGCAAGTTTTAAGTAATTTTCTATCGTGCCGTTATGAATTCCAGAAAACACGATGTCATCATCTTTCATTTTACCAAGTCTTTCTATCATGACTTCATCTTTTATCTTATCCATGATTATATCATCTTTAAATAAGACTACAGGTTGAGCATAGATATCCGCCTTTCCACCAGAACTTGCTTTTCTACAATGTCCTAATACCACATTACTTTTGACTCTAATAGGTGTGTTATTAACTTCACATACAAAATCTTTGTATTTTTTCAATTTATCAACACCCCAACAGACTTTATTATTAACTATCCTCCCACACGCGTCCCCACCTCGTTCATCATTAAAAAGTCCCAGGGTATTGAATTTATCCCATTTAAAGTATTTCCCGGGATTATTTCCAATAAAAGCAAATAAACCACATGCGTAAATTATATTTTCATTAATATTAAATATTAATAATAATTGTATTATTAATAATAATACCATTAAAATATTGATATAGACCTTAAAAACTTTTTCATTCATACTTTTAATAATATTTTTCAGTTTCTTCATAATTTTTTAACATGTTTTTATTTTTAAATCTTCTAAATACATTAGAAAGATTATAATCAATGTTATCAGGCACGTATGCATCCGTTATTATTGTAAATAAATCCTCTTTATGACATTCGTTAATAAATTTTTCCATTTTTTCAATTTGATCACAAACCCAGGGAAGCCATTGTTCTTGTGTAAAGAATGTACTTAGTGTCCTACATTCTACACCATATATCTTGGGTCTAATAATTCCATATAAACCATAAGATTGTAGTCTCTCTGGTTCTGGTTTTATATTGTGGCTTGGTATCGTTAAAAATACATCAAATAACCTACCTATGAGTAGATCCCATGATAATACTGGATCCGTGGGTTCTTTTTCAAGGCCAAAATGAATATGAAATCCGCTTACTCTATATTTAACATCTATTAAAGAGGGAGTGGGCCTAGATTCTCGTATTTTATTTTTACTGACCCAACTACTTACAACAGTTGAACACCCAAACTCCATACCTTCTGGACTTTCAAGCATTCTGTCTGGAAAATATTCAACTCCATTTGGAGATATGCTATAATCATACTTCGATACTTTATTTTCGAAATATTTTCTGAGCTTTGTAATATTATTTATAAATTCTTCCCTGGAATGGCTTACAGGTATATTACCTTCAAAAGATAGATTATCCCTTTGTTCAAAAAATCCATTACCTAATTCGTCTATTTTCTTAGGTCTAGCTTTATCACCTTCTGCAAATGGAGTAGCTGGATATGGATTTTTATTCTCATCTAAAACAAAAAATTCTGGATCAGATCCTAAACTTATTATTTTCATGTTTTTACAATATTAAAGTTATTTTTCGGGTAATACTTAACATAGTATTCATCATTTCTTATAAGATAATTAGCAGTATTTTCAAATAATACTTTGTATTCCCTGAAGAATCTTAACGCGTTACTCTTATCTTTCTTTACATGTTCTTTGGGAACTACATATCTAACCGTTCCAAGATTAGAGGCTACCAAACCAAACCTACCCTGTAGATATAGCGTTTTCATCTCTTCAAGCATCTCGCTAGGAAAAGATGTTTTAAATTTATCTAATAATTCCATGGAAGAATGTCCTTGGTAATCTTCGGATATCTTTTCAAACTCTTTCTTCGTGGTCATGTTTAAAAGTCGATGATCCGTGAACCAAAAATAATGATACATTTTAAATCCAAATTGACAAAGAAATATTATGTTCCAAAAATACATATCAGGAAGAACTTTCTTTATCTTGAAATATTGATTTATAAAAGGAACTGTCTGTTTATGGTATAGAGCTCTTATAAGATGATGTGCCATGTAAGAATCCACTTGATTTTTCTTGTTAGAATATCTCACGTATATACATTTTGCAAATGTTGTATCTTTAAAATCATAAGATAGTGTAAAATTTATATTTATTGAAGATACAGGTATATTTATGATTCTTATATCTAAATCAGGATACACGGGAGTTATCTCTCTTACCCAACGTTCTAATAGATTGACATTTATTTTTGGGTCTACTAAATACAATTGATCACAAATAGTTGTTCTAACAAATGAACAACAATTAAAGTAGCCTACAAAAACAATAGGTTGTCCACATCTTATAACGTCATAGTCCGTGATAGGAGCTATTATCATTGGAACCCCCCTAACAAACCTAGCCGTTTTTGCTCCTTCAGAAGTTCTTGCTTCTGTAAAATCATCTAAGATTATTTTAGACATATTTATTATTTTTATCTTGGATTAGTTTTGTTAATTCTTCTTTATATTTTTCTATTCCTATATTACCGAGAGCCGGTGCACTGTTTATCTCGCAAACTATAAATTTTGGATCATCTCTATCATTAGACTGTACTCTTATGTCTACAGCCCCTATATCGAGTCCAACACTCTCTAATGCATCCAAAGCAGCTTTTTCCATGGCTTTCCAGCATTTTGGTTTATCAAATAACTCGTGTTTATCTGATACCCAATTACAATTCGTGGAATTAAAAAACCATCTATTCTCAGCATCTCTAGTTCTTAATTTTCTCCAACACATGAACGTTCCATTCTTAGATACGTGGAGTCTATACTCACGAGCATAATTATAAAACTTCTCGAAATACCATCCTGTAGAACTCCAATCGGGATGTCTTCCCAACCAGTTATCAAGTTGTTCTTGATTTTCTATCAATTCCATTCCACGGCCTTGAAACCCATGAACCCTTTTTACAACTATTGGAAAATCTATTTTATTTCCACTTGTTATAAATCTATCATCACTCCACCATTCTGCTTGCGGGACATCTCTTTTATCAAAACAAGCTTTCATCAATAATTTATTCCTACTGTTCTTAATTGCATTAACAGTATTTATTTCGATAACACTTCCTGGAGCTTTTGGTTTACGAAATGCTTTTTCTGTAGGTGTTACAGATCCCAATCTAATTATAGCACTACGACTGGTTATTATACTTCTTCTAAAAGGTTCTGCCGTGAAATTCTTAGTTCTTATTTGCGCGTATCTTCTTTTCATGATTATTTCATATTATTAAGTTTATTTTCATAATGAAGTCTCCAATCACCGGTATGGACTATACGATCAACCGGTACTTTACTAGCTCTGTTATATGTATATACTATAACTTTACCCCAATCGGTATCCACGGTCGCTTTATTGTATAATCCAGATTTTGGGTTAAAAGGATTATACCCTTCTAAACGATCTAAATAATGTAATGTTATCTCATCAACATCATATACTTCTCCTTTTATGGGAATAACAGCTTTCTCATCATGTATAATACCAGGAAACCATCCTAAGTCTAACATTGTAAACCCGGTAATCTTAGCTTCTCCTAATAACTTAGAATCTTTCAATAGCGGGTTATTTCCCATCCCTTTTAATAAGGATCCATAAACAAATACTTTAGTCATAATTTTATTTTTTAGATATTAATAAGTTTATTAAATACTCTGAAATTATATCGTTCATCAATTCTTCAGGATGATATTGAACTCCAGCAATGGGTAATTCAGAATGCATTATTACTTCTACACAAGACATGGAAAATTTACCTTTAGATACCGCCAAGATATTTAAGTGTTCTGGTAAACTTGAGCTAAGAATACATTGATGGTGTAATGAATTTACTTTAAAAGAAGTTTGGCTAGGTAGTTCATAACAACGAAATAATTCTTTTTTAAAACCATCATTCATAAACGCCAGCCCATGAACACGTGAACTTCTATCTTCATCATTGGTCTCGTGGTTAATAATATGTTGTACTAGCTTTGCTCCAAACATAACTGCTATTGATTGCATTCCTCTACAGATACCAAATACTGGTATTTTGTTTTCAATATACTTAGGTAATATATTTATATCAAAATATTCTTTAATAGGATCGGGTCTACCCGTTTTCAAAGAAGGTATGGAACTATACCTATTTGTATCTATATCTGCACCACCGGGAAGAACTAATAAATCTATATCTTTATTTACTTCTTCTTCTGGGGTTAATATTTTCACCACGCCATATTGACTAAAAAATTCTAAATATGGTGTTGTAACTCCGAAAGAATTATCCCCAACTTTCCAACCGGGAATTCCAATTATTTTAGCCATTTGTTAATTATTTTACTTGTTAATATTTAGTAATTTATTTAATATTGAAACTGCAAATATTTTTCCATAGTTTTTAACTAAATCACTATAATCTTTACTGTTATATTGTTCTGGTAATAATATATATGACAGATCATATTTCTCTTTATATGAATTAGCAAGTTCAATTCCTTGTTTGTCATTATCAAATAATATGATTATGTTATCAAACCTTCTTCTATATTCATCCAGTACTGATTCTTTTATATAAGTACTTTCAGATTGTATTCCTATAGAAGGGATTCTCACGGTTTCGTATAAGCACATTACATCTTTTAATGATTTAGTTATTATTAGTAGCTCTCCTGTAGAAGGGAGTTGTGAATATCCTTGATGGACATCAAAGGAATGATTTGTTCTCCATTTATTTTTCTTACTGGCAAAAGGTCTATATATCTTGTACGTTATAATATCATCTTTATACTCGATAAAAGCGTATGCCGGCCCTTTCGTTTCTATATACACGTCTTCCAAGTAGAATCCACGTATGGGTATCACGTTAAATAATTCTAATGTTGAAATACTTATATGAAATGATCTCCAAAAAGATATATCGCTATTTTTCCAATCATCATGTACTATTTTAATATTAACATAAGATTTTTTGGATTCTAACTTAGCAATATATTCTTTTTGAGGTACTGGAATTGAATTATCCAAATCATATGCTATTCTTTCTATAGCATCTTGATAGCTTTTTAGTCCTAATAAATATTGAACAAACCTTACACAGTCCCCACGATACCCCGCGAAATCCTTAAATAATAAACACCCATGTTGTTTACTATAGAAAACACTAAAAGAAGGGTTGCTATCATCCATTCTTAAAGGACTACGATAACAACCCCCTATTTCGAAATTTCCTAAATAATATTTAAAGATTTCATAATCTGTATGTTTCCTAAAAAGATCTTCTTTTGTTATTTGATCATTAAGAAACTTAGGATCATTTAAATCAATAGGCACTATTATCCAAGTTAAAGATTTTTTTTAATTCTCTAGAATGAACTATCCCATCAAATTCTTTACAGACGTCTACAAAATCTTTGTAGTATCTTTCTTTATTCATTATAGGAGGTGAAGTTATTACTCCCCTCTTAGCTGATCCTAACACACGAGATCCAGCTTTTATTCTACCAGTCTTCCTATTAAAAATTTCTCGTTCGCTACAAATAGCTATTCCGAGCTTAAAAGCCGTGGAATCATGATTCAGAATACCCGCGATCGTAAATCTTCGATCATCGGTAGTTTTTCCGTGATAAAATAGTGTTGACATAATAAATTATTTTATATTAAGGTTATACCATTTAATGAATTTAACTATACTTTCCCATGCAATATCAAGCAATGGTTTGTCTTCTGCTGAAATATTTTCATAAATATTAAATTCTAATCTTACTCTATCTTTATTAACACGATAATAAAGACTAAGAGAATGACTAGGTGATCCAAATCTTGGGTCATCTTCAGTTCCCCCGCAAGTCTCTTCTTCATTAGAATTACGAAAATCAAAATTAACAAAACAATTTTGTATACTTCCTAGTTTTTGAATAACGGGCATTAAAGTTTCCCAATTGTAAAAATCAAAATAACCATCTTCACTAGAATATCCCATAAATTCGGCAATTAATTTATTTTCTTCTAATTTCTTCATAGTTTTTATAATTTAGTTAGATTTTGTAAGCAGGACAATTGTTTAGTGTATAACATTTAAAACATCCATGTTTAGGATTTTTAGTAAAATATCTACACTTTTTACAAGCTTCTTTTATTGGTTTTTTATTCATCGTCATCTCCAAGTTCATATAACCATCTTTTAACAGTTTTTTTAAAATCTTTTTTATTAGTAGATAAAGCCATATTTAAGTTTGTATCAACTTCCTCAATCATTGAAAACATTTCATTACAATTTACTATAGCTTCTTTAGTAGCATATGGAAGTTTTTTGTTTAACAAAGAAGTGCCATTACTAACACAAAAATAAAGATTTTTCATAATTTTAGTTTTTATTGTTGTATTTCTAATTGCGATTCATTAAAAATATGCAGTAATCCATATTTATCCATTTCTACTACAACCCGTCTTTCTCCCTTGGTAGTATTAAAGACAGATACTATGGTTCCGGGAAATTTATATCCTCTAGGTTTATATACTCTTTGTCCTACTGTAAATTTAGATTTAGTTTCTTCATCTGGTATATATGACAAAGCAATTCTAAGACCTCCTTCTAATGCATCTTCGTAATCTGTAAAAATAGTGGGAATCTCCCCACCTAATAATGTACCATTAGAAAATATATTATATTTATACCATTTTTTGACATCTTTATAAATATCATCTAAAATATTTAATGTATCAAGAGTTATTACAATATCTATATTGTATTTTTCTCTCAACCACTCTCTGAGTACTGACGGATTGGTATTTATAACCTTGGGTGTGCAGTGTGGACCCCAGCTATCATAAAATCCTTTTTTCACAGCTAACCTTAAAAGCTCTCCAGATAATTTTCTTTCTTCCATAATTTATTAATTTTAATAAAATTTAATCATACCAACAATAAAGTTGTCTAGAATCACAGATAAAATCATCTGCATTATTAAACCACAATTCAAATTCATCTTGTAGTTTTTTGTATATCGGTATATCAGATAAGTATTCAATACCTTCTATGGTAACTCTATAATCAGGTCTGTCCTGTGACACTGCATATCCATGTAATGTTAAATCATATCCTGGATATTTATTACAAAATTTTAAGAATTCCTCTATGGTATAGGAATCATTTTGTTTTTCTTCAGGATTGGCAAATCCTTCTTCTATAAGAACCTCTAATGTATTTGGTGTTATTACAAAATAAGCTACACCTCCTATGTAGTGTGGAGGTTTATCTCCCCAAATTAGGGAATCCCGTTTTTTCCAATCTTTATTTAATTCTTTCATAACTTTGGTATTGGTTAGTGCTCCTAATGGGACTCGAACCCATACGGCAGATTATATCGACCAACAGATTTTAAGTCTGTCTTGTATACCAATTTCAACATAGGAGCAAAATAAGGGGGTACTTTTAATACCCCCTATAATTACTAAATAAACTACAATTTATTATTTGTCACGATTATAAATTGTCAAAATTAAAATGGTAAATCATCCTCACTTGGTTTATTTACTTTAGGAATTAATGTCTCAGCTGCTGTAGGTTGAGGAACAAATTTAACCATGTTATCACTACTCGTGAAGGATAATTTATTTTCTTCATTCATCGGTTGAATAAAACTACCGAAGTTTCTAAATCCTAAATATTGACTTGGATTCTTTGTAGTTCCATAACATGCCGCTACTCTAAAGGGTTTATTAAAAGCAGGTGCTACCATTTTCATAACACCATCTAATACCTCTGCTGGAGTATTCCAGATAGGAAATACAACTTTCTCTCCTAATACACCTCTTGCAAGCATTATTAATCTTTGTGCTTGATATTTTGTAAATGCTGGAGAATCTGGCTCTTGGTAATAAAATCCTTCATTTATTGAAGCACCTGTAGCGTCAGTTGCTATAACTTTATAAGCTGGTTTTTTATCATCCGAACCAGGATTCCTCTTTTCAATAGAAATTCTAACATTTTCCACTATCCCCGCTGTCCCGTCGTTAAAAATCTTAAATTCCTTAACGAACTCATCACTTTTGTTTAAATCTACTGACATAATATTTACATTTTATTGTTAACTACTTTATTTTCAAATTTATCAATACAAGATGCTACATATCCTAAATCATTTGGTATATATAAATCTTTAAACATACCATAAGGACTTTTGGCAGGATATTCTCCATCTCTATTTGTTACAAACTGGTATATAGTCTTTTTTTCTGTATCATCCCAAGTAGTCTTGGTATATAGAAGTACAGTAAACAGTCCGGCTGGTTCAATTTTATCATCCACCATTTTACCAACTGTTTTAATCTTCTTAACTACATTACCAAAACCTATTTCTACATCTTCAGAATGAGTTAAAATAAAAGTCTTAATATCACCACGTAATTTCCGCCCTGTATTTAAAACTTGCATACAATGCATGGCAATTTCATTAAATTTATCATAGCCTTTAATCATGGCTTTATCGACAAATTCCATTGCCATCAAATATTGAAAATCATCAACAACAATGTTCTTAACTTCAGGACGATTATTATCAATATAAGTCATTGTTTTGACAATCACATCTGCATCTTCACTATTAATATAATTACCTTTATCATTCTTAGCTGTTAATGGAAAATACAAGTTTCTCCAGCCACCAAATGGATAAGGTTTTCCTGCTACATTAATAATGAATGTTTGTTTTGGATCTAATCCTACAATACCAAGTTCTGGTTCTGGAAAGAATGATGAACTCTTACCACTCCCACTTGGCCCCACAATTCCTATTAACGCACTATTCATTAGATCTGTTTTTTAAATATTTCTTCATATTTTATATAATCAAATTCACTTAATTCACGAGGTAATTCTTCGAAATATGAACTTGATCCTAGAAATAGTAATTGAATTGTTGCATTACTAATACCATTTCTATTTAAGTTAATAATAAATTCTCTATGATTATCTCCTAATCTTTCTAAGTCAATTCCTTCATATTTTTTAATATTATATCTATGTGGATAAAATAAACTAACCATTAAATCAACATCCCTAGCAGTATATTTACAGTCAGATAATCCTTCTGAGTCGGGTTTTATTTTATCTATAATAGTATCACCACGATAATTAAATTGTGCTCGTGATGAATCTGCTGATTGTTGTTGAACAATAGTTGGAATATATCTCCATTTATCACGCATTTCCAAACAATATTCACTACTGAATTTATTTATTGTTTGATGTAGGGTTTCCCCTGTGCTAGTTTGTAATAAACTTATATGATCTACCAAAACTATAACATATTCATTAGGTCTTGCTGGTATATATCTATCCCTAACTTCTCTTGGAGTATATGTTTTATCTTCATTCTGCCAAGATATAGTTTTATAAGTATACGTCCCATTACTTGGATGTTCAGCA